GTACTTATAGAAGTAGATGAAACTAATTTAGTGCCGGGACAAGACTTATCTGTATATCCGGGAAAGGTATTCAGAAGACAAGGGGGTGCTCCCGGACAAGCATTGTTTGGTACGAAGTTTCCTAATGTTGCAGCAGAGAACTTACAGTTATTTGATAAAGCAAGACAACTAGCAGATGAGAGTACGGGTATGCCATCATTTGCACACGGACAAACAGGTATAACGGGAGTAGGTAGAACTGCTTCGGGTATATCTATGTTGATGAATGCAGCTAGTGGCAGTATTAAAACTGTTATAAAAAATGTAGATGATTATCTTCTAAAACCATTAGGAGAAGGTTTATTTAAGTTTAATATGCAGTTTGACTATGATCCAAAGATTAAAGGTGATCTAGAAGTTAAAGCTAGAGGTACAGAAAGTTTGATGGCAAACGAAGTAAGATCACAAAGACTTATGCAATTCTTACAAGTATCATCTAATCCAGCCCTTGCACCTTTTGCAAAGTTTCAGTATATTATACGTGAGATAGCAAAGGCTATGGATCTAGATCCTGATAAAGTTACTAATAATATGGATGAGGCAGCCGTACAAGCTGAACTCATGAAAGACTTTAGAGCACCTCAACAAGAGCAACCTCAACCACAACCACCTGCAGGTACAGATCCTAGTGATCCAACAGGTTCAGGTGGTGGTACAATAGGTACTGGTATAGCACCTACACCACAAGAACAAGGATTTACAGGAAGGTCACAAGTTGGACAACAACAACCACAAGCAGATACGCAGCCGACTCAAGACGTTGGTGAACAACCCCAAACTAATCAACCACTTCAATGATTATTTGGATCATAAGATAGACGAACAACATAAGATAATGGAACAATCAGATGACGTTATATCTCTACATAGAGCACAAGGATATATAATGGCATTGAAAAGACTAAAGATGTTAAGAGATGAAGTGAATGCAGAATGATCTAAAAGAACAAACTGAAAAAGCATTTAACTTTGATGCGTTTGGTAAGTTTAGAAGTGCTGATGAGATAGCAGAGAAAGCTAAAGCTACAGGTACTGGATTACTAACGGGTACTGTAGCTATACCATCTGATTTAGTTACTATGGCAGAAACAGCAAATACGTTCTTAGCTGATTATGCAAACAATCCTTTAGCAATGTTGATAAAAGATAACTTGCAGAGTTTTGAGAAACAGTATGGTAGAAAAGCATTTGATGAAGGCTTTGAAGAGATAACGGGTATTAAGTCTGATCCTGAAAACACAGATCAGTTAATAGGAGAGATACTTTCACCTACTGGAGCATTCTTAGCTCCTACAAAGTTTTTTGATAAGTTATCAGATGGTGCATCTACCTTATATAACACAATAAAAAATACACTGTCTAAGAGTGATTTTGTAGATTCTAATTTGGTTACAGAAGGAGCTAAACTGTCTGATATAACATCTATTAAACCTATAGCCGATGATATAAATAAAGCTAAAATAGATTTAAACGTGGTAGGTGAACAAACAGAGATAGGAAAGCAAAGAGCACAAACTTATAGAGAAGCAGAATATAATATTTTAAAAGAAGGAGGTACTGCTAAAAGAGGACAAGAACCTAAAAAATCAACTATATTAACTAAAAATATAAAAGAAACTGATTCACTAAGAAATTATGAAATGCTTACTCTACCACAAAAACAAAAGTTGTTTTCAGAAACAGGTGTGTATAGAGGTCGAGATGGTAAATTAAGATATAAATTAGATACACGAGGAGTTACTTTAAAAACAGAAAACTTTACAGTAACAGATCCTGATTTAAAAACATTAGAGGTTAAAGAAAATTCTACTTTAGGGGATATTATAAATTTTGAAGATCTGTTTAAGCAATACTACAAATCAGCTACTCAACATGCAGTTAGAAAAGATGATTTAAAAAATCCCATAGTTTATGGTAGACTTAGGGATATAAAAATAGAGAAAGTTCCTTCTGAAGATACTACAACAGCAGCAAGTTATGATCCTATAAGAGATGTAATTAGTATTTCATCTGATAGAACACAGTCACAACTAACAACTGATATATTACATGAAATACAACATGCAGTTCAAGAGAGGGAGGGATTTGTACCCGGATCTAGTGTAGAAAACTTTTTACCTAAAGATTACAGCGATAGAGCATCGTTGTTAGAAAGAACAATTAAAAATTCTCAAGATAATTTATTTACACGATTGGGTAATGAACAGGGAGTAGATGCCGATGGATATATTAAAAATAATCTATTGGATAACTTTTTTGGTAATGTAAAATTAGATAGAACGGACTTAACTTCAAATGAAGCAAAAGCATTTAGCACTGAATTAGCGGCACAGTTTACTGATAAACAAAAAATGAAAATGTTTAAAAATAGTTTTGAAGATACAATAACTAAATTAGCAAAAAGAGAAGCAGATAGAGTTGATGAAACATTAACAAATAATAAAGGTGTTATGTATACTGTGAATCCGTTAGATAGATATGAAGATGCTACGAACAAAGGAAGAAAGATAATGTTTAGTGCAAGTGAGTCTCAATTAATAAATTCATTATCAGGTAAACAAGAATTTAAATCACATGTATTAGAAAGAATATTATCCGTAAAAAAAGCAAAGAAATTAGATGAGGAATATCTTCAGGCTCGTAGACAATATCAAGGTGTTTATGGGGAGATGGAATCAAGAATGGTTGAAGACATGTATCTAAATCCAGATGCAGCTATTTCACCTGAGATGCTTATGGGTTATGAGGGTCAATCCATACCATACAGTAATATTGACTCGATTGTAGCTAAACAAGGGAAACAGTAATATGCCAAACATAGAGAAAAGAAAAGGAAGTGGACAAGAAGTCTTTGAACCTAAAGATTTAGTCCTAGAGTTAATAGAAGCTGGTAAGGTGGGATCACTAGCCGATAGATTAACTAATGATGAAATCAATGAAATCCTAAAGGCTTTCTCTACTATGAAACAAGCTAAAGCTAAAGGTGGCAATGTAGAAAAACAAATGGAGCTATTCCAAGATGGTGGACTTAAAGATGAAGGCAATACAAAAGATCCGATATCAGGTAATGATGTACCACCGGGAGCAACACAAGAAGAAGTAAGAGATGATATACCGGCACAGTTAAGTGAAGGGGAGTTTGTATTTCCTGCAGATGTTGTAAGATATATTGGACTAGAAAAGTTAATGATGATGAGACAGGAAGCAAAGATGGGTCTCAAAACTATGGAAAGAATGGGACAGATGGGTAATGCTGATGAAGCAACTATACCCGATGATATGCCATTTAGTATAATAGATATAGAAATAGCAGAGGGTGATGATGATGAAGTGGAGGAAAGAGCACAAGGAGGAGTTATAAAAGCCGCTAATGGTTTTGTGGGAACAACAACAGCAACTAATCCCTTACAAACTAGGCAACCTAGCAATATGGGAGCACCTACAGGATTAAAATCAGCATATACTGCTCCTATAATACCACCTGCTACTTCTGCACCCACAGGTGGCTTTACATATAAAAGTCCTGTAGATCAGACTAAAAAAGCTACATATACAGGATTATTTGGAGGTCAAGAATTAACACAAGGACCTGACGAGTATAGAACGTTTATAAACAATGAAAACGTAGAAATACAAATACCATTTAAGAATGGTAAAATATTTACAGGTTTTACAATACCCGAAGGATTCAAAGAAAAAACTGAAAAGGTAGACACTGCTAGAGTGCAAACAGCTAGAATAAAATCAGCTAAAGTATCAGAAGGTGAAGGAGATAGTTCAGGTGTTACGAGTGGTGCAATAGATCCTGCAGGAGATCCATTAAGTTATAGTGGTATTGGTGCTAAAGACGATTTAGACAAGAATATGAAAGAGTTTGGTAAGATGCAATTCGGTGTCATAGGATTATCGGGTATTTATTCAGGGGCAAAAGCTGGAATAATGGGTCGCATGGAAATGAATCAAACAACTTTAGGTGCATTAACACAAACTTATACAGCAGCTAAAAATGAATTAGGTTTAAAGGGTAAGGATATAAACACTTTAACTGATCAAGAAAGGGCAGACTTGAATAAATCTTTTGAAAGAGGTAAAATGGCAGTTGAGGAGTTTGGATTAGGCGATTTAGGTAATGTTTCTATTGATGATGTTGTAAGTAATGTTAATGCAGTAGCTGATATTTATGGTGTAACACCAGTTAGTACAAGAACAAACATTAATAAAAGTTTAAACATAGGTAAGGTAATAGGAAAAATATCTGTTGCAAGAGAAAAGAAAAGAAAAGAATTAATTAAAGTTATAGGAAAAGGTGTGCAACAAGGATTTAGTCCTGAAGAAGCTCTAGGTATAGAGAGTTTAGGAAAAACACAACAACAAGATATCATGGCAGCATTAGAAAGTGGTAAAGGTGTTAATGAATTTGGTGGTATTAGTTCAAAAGCTCTAGATGATATCATGTCAATAAATAAGGGTAATGTAGGAATAGGAACTAAGGGAGGTATAGGAGCAGTTGGCTCTAGTACTCCTTCCGGTGGTATTGGATTGGGAGGTCCACAAGGAATATCCCAATCCAGCATAGGAACATCTGCAGGATCTTTTGGAGGCTCTCCAAGCGATGGTCCGGGAGAAGATTCTGATCCTTCAAGTGGAGACACTGGACTAGGATCAGAGGGTTACTCTACTGCTGTAGGTGGTTTCATACCTAGACTTAAAAAGAAAACTAAGACTAAGAAGATGAAGCGTGGTGGATTAGCTTCACGATAATAATTCACATACTAGCTACTTATCCCCCGAATGATGGCTACGATAACCCTAGGAGTAAAAAATGGCAGAAGAAGCTACAAAACAAGAAATGGTGGTAGATGCTACACCTGAGAAAAAAGCATTTATGACTAAACGTTCTACTCATGAAGAAAGAATTAAAAAAGATGAGGAAGAGCTAAAAGAAATGATTGAGGCACAAAAAGGTGAAACAGAATCTGTTGAAGAAAAGAAAACAGAGGATGAGGAAGAACCGAAGGGTGCTGAAGAAAAAACTTTTAAAAAGCGTTATGGAGATTTACGAAGACACACCCAAGAAAAAGAAAAGCAATTTCAAAAGCAGCTTGATGAGTTAAAAAGTCAATTAACACAAGCCGCTCAAAAAGAAATGAAGTTGCCAAAGTCTGATGAAGACATAGATGCTTGGGCAAAAGAATATCCTGATGTGGCTAAGATTGTAGAAACAATTGCTATTAAAAAAGCAAAAGAACAATCCGAGTCTTTAGAAAAAAGAATTAAAGAAATAAATCAGTTTAACGAAGAGACTGTAAAAGAAAGAGCAGAAGTTGAACTTATGAGAATACATCCTGACTTTGATCAGATTAGAGACAGTGATGATTTTCATGAATGGGCAGAGCAGCAACCACAGTGGGTACAGAATGCGTTATATGAAAATCAAGATGATGCAAAGTCAGCAGCAAGAGCAATTGATTTGTATAAAGCAGATAAAGGCATTAACAAGAAAGACACAAGTGAGAGTGGCAAAAGTGCTGCTACACAAGTTAAGGCAAAAACTACAAAAGCTACCCCAACGGTTGATAGCACCAAAAAGATTAAAGAATCCGATGTTCAGAAAATGTCTGCTACAGCATATGAGAAAAACGCAGATATGATAATGGAAGCAATAAGGTCTGGCAACTTCGTATATGACGTATCAGGCTCTGCTAGATAATATGTTGACATCAAAGAATAAATATGTATAACTATACATATCTATAAATGTGACCTCTCCACGTGGACAACTCACATAGTAAACTACACTTGAAAGCCTACCTGATGGTAAGAGCCTATGTCTAAATAGCTACTAGACATACAACCTCAAACACTATTAGCCGATGACGAGTAAATTTAGCACAATCGTGCATTTGTTTTATTTTCAAAAATGGAGATGAAAATGGCATTTAAAACTGCAGCAGGTTACGGTAATCTGCCCAATGGTAATTTCTCCCCAGTTATTTACTCTAAGCAGGTTCAGTTAGCCTTCAGAAAAACTTCCGTTGTTGAATCAATCACAAACTCCGATTATTTCGGAGAGATTGCCAACATGGGTGATTCTGTAAAAATCATTAAAGAGCCAGAAATCACCGTTAAGGAATACGCTAGGGGTGCAAACGTGCAACCTCAAGACCTTGACGATGAGGACTTTACATTAACTATTGACAAAGCAAACTACTTTGCTTTCAAAATAGATGATATTGAAGAGGCTCACAGTCACGTAAACTTCTCTCAAATGGCAAGTGACAGAGCGGGTTACAGACTTAAAGACAACTTCGACCAAGATGTTCTTGGTTACTTGTCAGGATTTGCACAAGCATCTAACAATGCTGTAGCAAGTTCAGCTAACTCAACAGTTAACGGAACTAAGTCAGTGTCAACTGCAGGTTCAGATGAATTGTTGACAAGCATGAAGCTAAGAAAAGATAGCTTTGGTAACATCACTACAAGTAGTGCAGGTGACCATTCTATTCCAATAGCTCCAAGACTAGGTGGTGCAACTTCTCAAGCAACTGCTACTGCTACTCCTTTACAGGTTATAGCAAGAATGGCAAGATTACTTGATACTCAGTTCGTAGACACTGATGGTAGATGGTTAGTTCTACATCCAACTTTTATTGAAGTTCTAAAAGACGAAGACTCTCGTCTTCTAAATGGTGACTTCGGTGAGTCAGGTGGATTGAGAGCAGGTCTATCTGTAGGGAAGATACATGGCTTTGACGTATATATGTCAAACAACTTACCTGCAGTAGGTACAGGTCCGGGAACATCTGGAACTGCTAACCAAAACTCAAACTACGGTGTTATCGTTGCAGGACATAGTTCAGCAGTAGCTACTGCCGAGCAAATCAACAAGACAGAGACTTATAGAGATCCTGATTCTTTTGCTGATATTGTTCGTGGTATGCATTTGTATGGTAGAAAGATTCTTCGACCTGAAGCAATCGCCACTGCCAAGTATAACGTAGGATAAGGGAGATATAAATGGCAACTTTTGATTTAACCTCAAAGGATACCACAGGTATCTTTTCCGACTCTATCGTGGCTATGCCTTCTATGAAGAATACTAATGTAATGAGAAATATTGAGGCTTACCTTGATATCGATGCATTAGTAGCAGCAGGTGGTAGCTTCTCAGACGGAGATATATTTCAGGTGTTAGAAATACCTGCAAATACTTTAGTCATAAATGCAGGTGCAGAAGTGATGAAAGCATTCACAGGCAGTTGTACTCTTGACATGGACTTCGCAGCAGGAGATGACATTATTGATGGTGCAGACATTACATCTACAGGCTTTTGTGCCGCAGGTAGTAATGGTCAAACCAACACTATTGTCGGAAGTGGAGCTTCAACTTACACTCAATTTGTAACTACTACAGATACTATTGATGCTAAGATTGCAGGTGCCGCTCCAGCTACAGGCAGACTTAGAATGTATGCCACTGTTATTGATTTAGCAGGTCATGGTTTAGATGATAAGCCTGACGAAGTTGATAGAGATCAATTAGCTTAAATTTATATGAGAGAGCAGGGCAACTTGCTCTTTCATTCTCATAGGAATTATAATGTCTGGAACTTTTCTCGTATTAACTAATAAAACTTTAGCTAGAATAAATGAGGTGCAACTTACTTCTAGTAATTTTAGTGATGCAAGAGGAATACAAGTACAGGCACAGAATGCAGTAAATGAAGCAATAAGATATATTAATCAAAGAGAATTTAATTATCCTTTTAATCATGCCACAGAAACTAAAACCCTAACTGCAGGGGTAGTTAGATATAGTATACCTACATCTGCAAAGACTGTAGATTATAATACTTTCAGATTAGTAAAAGATAGTGACTTAGGCAATTCAGGATATAGATTAGGTCAATTAGATTATAACGAATACATAAATGCTGTTAGTGATCAAGAAGATGAAATAAATTCTACAACCACTAGCACAACACATACAGACTCTGTGACAACAATAACAGTTACTAGTACATCAGGATTTGATACTGCTGGAACATTGTTTATAGGAAATGAAGAAATAACATATACTGCCATAGGTAGTAGCACAACATTTACAGGATGTACAAGAGGTGCTGGAGGCACTACGGCAGCCTCAATAGCTAGTGGTGTAACAGTAACGCAATTTGATCAAGGTGGTATACCTGAAAATATAGTTAGGACACCCGATAATAATTATTTACTTTATCCATTTCCCGATAAATCATATTCTCTAAAATTTGATTACTATACATTTCCATCAGACCTATCTGCTCATAGTGATACAACGAGTATACCAGCAAGATTTGATGCTATTATAGTAGATGGAGCGACAGCTTTTGTTTATCAATACAGAGGTGAGACTGCACAATATCAACTTAACTTCCAAAGATTTGAACAAGGCATAAAGAACATGCAAACACTCTTAGTTAATAAATATGATTATGTAAGATCTACTTTTATACCAAGAGTTGGAGCATATAGTACAACTAATATAATAGGTAGAACACTTTAATGGCAGACTTATCTCAAGTAACTCCTGTAGCATTTAACTGTGAAGGTGGACTAGTTTTAAATAGGTCTACCTTTATGATGAAACCGGGTGAGGCATTAGAGTTAGAAAACTTTGAACCTGACATTGAAGGTGGGTATAGACGTATAAATGGATTTAGTAAGTATGTAACTGCAGTTGTTCCTCAAACAACCTCTTCTTCTGAAAAAGTTCTAATGGTAGCAACATTTGCTAGTAAGGTTGTAGCAGCAAGAGGAACTAATATATTTCAAGCCACTCCCGGTGGATCTTCATGGACAACAATAGATAGTGGTAGAACAAGTGCAAGTAAATATTCATTTGAAAGATTTAACTTTGACGGTAATGATAAGTTAATAGTTGCAGATGGAACAAATGCACCTACAGTATTTAACTCTTCATTCTCTGCTACAGATGTATCATCAGGTGGTGGTGGAGAAGTAAGCACTGCAGTAACAGGTGCTAAATTTGTTGTGGCATTCAAAGAACATATGTTCTATGCAGGTATGTCAAGTGCTAAACAGGAATTAGTATTTAGTGTACCTTTTGATGAAGACAACTTTGCTACAGGTAGTGGTGCAGGAACTGTCAAAGTTGATGATGAGATAACGGGTCTTAAAGTTTTCCGTGAAGACTTATTTATATTTTGTCAAAATAGAATATTTAAGTTATCAGGAACATCAACAAGTAACTTTGCTATAACTGCAGTAACAAGAGATATAGGATGTATCAATGGTGATACAATCCAAGAATTTGCAGGTGACTTAATATTCTTAGGTCCTGATGGTTTAAGAACCATTGCAGGTACTGCGAGAATTGGTGACGTTGAATTAGGAACTATAAGTTCTAATGTTCAAAGTTTATTTGATGATAACTTATCTAGTGCTTCACAGTTTGACTCAATAGTTATACCTGATAAAACACAATACAGAATATTCTTTACTAAAGATGGTCAAGGTGAAAATGCGACAAATGGTGTTATGTGTGTTATGAAAGGACAGTCTTTTGAGTTTGCAAAACTAAGAGGGATTAAACCTGCTTCAACAGACACATTTGTATCAGAAGGAAATGTTATAGTTCTTCATGGTGCTTATAGTGGGGGTTACATATACAGACAGGAATCAGGTAATGACTTTGATGGAACTGCTATACTAGGTAAATATAGAGGTCCTGATATGACATTTGGTGATGCAGGTATACGTAAACATATGCAACGTGTTATAGTAAACTTTAAACCTGAATCAACAATAGATGCAGATTTATTTTTAAGATATGATTATGAAGCTAAAGATTCTGCAAGACCTGCAGCTTATGAGTTAGATTCTAGTGATATAGCAGCTATATATGGTTCAGCAACCTATGGTGCTAGTTCCACAAACTTTGGAACATATGGTGGTGCATCACAACCCCTAGTAAGACAATCTGTTGAAGGTTCAGGATTTGCAGTAGCATTAAGAGTTAATGACGGTGGGTCTACTGCACCATATTCACTAAAAGGTTTTCAATTAGAATATCAGACAGGAGCAAGAAGATAAATGGGAGCTACGTACACAAGACAGTCCTCATATAGTGACGGAGACACAATAACTGCTGCTCATACCAATGATGAATTTAATCAGATATTAGCTGCCTTTGCCTCAAGCACAGGACACACTCACGATGGCACATCTGCAGAAGGTGGTCCTATAACTAAATTACTTGGAACTGCAATTACAATAGGTGATGGCACATCAGGCACAGACATAGCAGTAACATTTGATGGTGAAACAACAGATGGTGTATTAACATGGAAAGAAGACGAGGATTATTTTGAGTTTAGCGATGACATACTTATTGCTTCTACAGAGAAGCTACAATTCAGAGACACAGCTATATACATCAATTCAAGTGCCGATGGACAACTTGACCTTGTAGCTGATACAGAAATACAGATAGCTGCAACAACCATAGATATAAATGGTAATGTAGATATATCAGGCACAATAACAATAGGTAGTGCAGGTATATCTGAAGCAGAACTAGAGGTCTTAGATGGTCTTACTGTAAGTACAACAGAAGTAAATATATTAGATGGTGATACTAGTGCTACATCAACAACTATAGTAGATGCAGATAGAGTTGTTTTAAATGACAACGGAACTATGGTTCAGGTAGCAGTAACTGATTTAGCAGCTTACTTTGACGATGAAATAACTGCAATGCCTAATCTTGTAACTACGGCAGCTACAACAGTAGGTGCATTAAACAGTGGTAGTATTACAAGTGGGTTTGGTACTATTGACACAGGTTCATCTACAATAACAACTACAGGTTTAATTACAGGTGGTTCTTTAGATATAGATGACATTGTTATAAATGGAACAACTATAGGTCACACAGACGATACAGATTTGTTAACACTCACTAGTGGTGTGGTTACTGTAGCAGGTGAAGTGTCCATGACTACACTTGATATCGGTGGCACGAATGTAACTTCTACTGCTGCAGAACTTAATATACTTGATGGTGTCACATCAACTGCAACAGAATTAAATATCATAGATGGTGACACTTCAGCATCATCAACTACACTTGCAGATGCAGACAGAGTTGTAGTCAATGATGCAGGCACAATGAAGCAAGTTGCTTTAACTGACTTTGAGACTTACTTTGAATCTGCACTAGATACATTATCAAATGTAACAACAGTAGGTGCATTAAATAGTGGTTCAATAACAAGTGGTTTTGGTGCAATAGATGTAGGTTCTAGTAACTTAACTGCAACAGGTACAATATCATTAGGTGCTACATCTTTTAATGATAATGCAATTACTAATGTAGGTGATATAGCACTTGATTCTATTAGTGCAGACGGAACAGATATTAACGTAGCAGTATCAGATAACTCTGCAACTGCTTTTACAATCAAACAAGGTTCAGATAACTATTTAATTATAGATACTGCAAACAGTAGCGAATCAGTAGCAATAGGAACAGGTATATCAGGAACTGCTATATCAATAGGACATGGCACATCTGAAACTACTGTTAATGATAATCTTACAGTTACAGGTGATTTAACTGTAAATGGTGCTACAACAACTGTAGATACAACGAATACAACAGTCAAAGATAATTTATTAGAGCTAAATAGTGGTGCTAGTTCTAACTCAAATGATTCAGGTATAATAATACAAAGAGGTTCTACAGGTAACGATGCTTTATTTATGTGGGATGAATCTGAAGATAAGTTTGCTTTAGGTACAACTACAGATAACGCAAGTAGCACAGGCAACCTTAACATGACAACAGGTACACTTGTTGCTAACATTGAGGGTAATGTCACAGGTAACGTAACAGGTAATGCAAGTGGTACTGCTGCTACAGTTACAGGTGCTGCTCAATCTAATATAACATCACTAGGAACATTAACAACATTAACTGTTGACAATGTAATAGTTAACGGCACTACAATAGGTCATACAGATGACACAGATTTAATTACACTAGCAGATGGTATAGCAACAGTTGCAGGAGAGATATCTGTAACTACACTTGATATAGGTGGTACAAATGTTACATCTACTGCAGCAGAGTTGAACATCTTAGATGGTGTGACTGCAACAGCAACAGAACTAAACATCATGGATGGTGATACATCTGCTTCTTCTACAACATTGGCAGATGCAGATAGAGTAGTAACAAATGATAATGGTACAATGAAGCAAGTAGCATTGACAGATGTTAAAACATATTTAACTAGTGCAGGGTTTAGCTCAGATGACCCAACAGCACTTGCAATTGCGTTAGGATAATAACATGGCAAATACATTTAGAGTAGTCACATTCGCTGCCGAGCCAAACAGTGCAGGTTCTCCATATACAATATATACAGTTCCGGGTAGTACAACTACAGTGGTGATTGGACTTATACTCACAAACATACATACATCTCAAGTAACCACAGAAGTAGAACTTGTATCTACTACATCAGGTGGTGGCAGGGCAGCAAACAACGGAACATCTTTCTTAGTCAAAGATGCACCTATACCTGTAGGTTCATCACTAGAACTATTAACAGGTGGTAAGGTCATACTTGAGACAGGAGACTTACTAAGAGTAGATTGCTCCGTAGCAGATAAACTAAGTGGCACACTAAGTATCATGGAGATAACATAATATGGCATACATTGGCAACAACGTACCTGCTAACTTCCAAGCTCCACCTGCAGTTGTAAGATTTAATGGTGATGGTTCTGATACAACTTTTGCACTTGGAAGAACAATAGGTTCAGTACAAGAGATACTAGTAAGTGTTGATGGTGTTGTCCAAGATAGTGCAGCTTACACTGTACCTGATGGCTCAACATTGACATTCTCGGCTGCACCTTCAAGTGGCACAAACAATATCTTTGTGTACTTTCTTGAGTTGGCTGCAGGAACAATTACACCTACAAGTGAGTTCAAGGGTAACTTTAAAAATGGTGGTATGTTCAGAACTAATGCACAAGCCTTAGATACAAACATTACAATACTTGCCACAGAAAATGCACAAGTTA